CGCCACCCTGAAGGGCCCGAGCTGCACCGTGTTCCCGTCACGCAGCGTGACGGTGAGCGTGAGCAGGATGACGTCGTTTCCGAGTTCGGTCGAAGTAGAGATGGCGCGCACGAACCGGCCAGCAACGAGCCAGTTCAGGGCCTCTTTGCTGTAAACTTCGGCACGTTGAGCGGTGCCCTGGGTCAGTGGCTCGCTTTCAAGCAGCCACAGGCGAGACCCAAGAACGTTGCCCTCTTCGTCGTAGACGTCCGCCCAGTATCCGCGCTTCGCGCTGCCAGCAGCTAGGACGTCCCCGTCCTGTGCGGGGGCATCGCAGAAGAGCGACATGAGGATCGCCGTCTCGAGGTCCTTCCCGGACGCGAGTAGGCTGCCATTCTGGTAGACGACATCGCCTTCGCCGAGGCTGTTGCTAAACGAGAGAACCAGCACCTAGATGAAATGTGCATTTTTCTGGGGTCCGACCGAGTCCGGCTAGGTTGCCTTGGCCTTCGTGGCTGCCACCGATTGCGGCGTATGGGGCGTCGGTGCCGTCGCCGTCGTTGGAGCGATAACGCCCAGGGCGGGACCAAGCCCAACCGTCGCTGTCGTCGTGTGGATGTGACCGTCGTAGGCGGCTTTGAGCCCATCGAGGTCCGCCTTGATGGCGTTCAGCTCATCGAGGACCTTCTGAGCGAGGGCGATGAACTCGGCTCCCGACTGGGCTCCCACATGAACGACGCCGTCTTCATCGATGTAGAGACGCCACTCGCCACCGGTGTAGAGCCCACCCGTGCCCGCTGGGGCATCGGTAGGCCGTTGTCCTGGCATATTGGCGCAGAGGGCGATCGTATGAGACCTGGCCCCGCCCACGCTCAAGGCGATGGCTTCGGCCCCGTTGGGTGGCGTGAAGGACAGCCCGAAGGGCTGCATGTGTTCGACGCCATCCTCGACGTCGCCTTCAAGAAGGGTCAGCTGCAGACGCTGGGTCTTGAGCTTGTCGTTCACGCGGTTGATCACCGCTCGGGTGACCATGGCATCCACGCGATTACGCAGTCGGCGATAGAGGTCTTCGATCATGACCACTGCTCCCCGCGGCCCAGGGCTCGATACTTGCCGATGTCGAAGGCATCTGGGTGGCACAGCTCAAGCTCAACGCCCCGCGCTTCGGTAGGCCCGAAGCGGTACCGAGCGACCACGATGAGCATGGTGGCGTCTACGCCAAGGGGAGGGTTCTTGTACCTCACCAACGTGTTGGGCCGCCAAGCTGCCCCCTCGTCCGTGAGCCACTCATCAACGAGGCACACGATGCGTTCACCACGGCCAGCTCGCTGGTTGCATTCCAGCGTGGCCCTGGTCTTGAGGTCGAGCCCATCGTGGGCTTCTGCTTGCACGCGCAGAGGGCGGAAGCGATTGATTTCCTCGTCCTTCACCGTCGTGCTCAGCTGGTTAGCGCTCTTGCCCCAGTTATTGTCCGTGGGTCGCACCTGACCCCGGAAGACGTAGTCGGAGTACCGGCTGTACCAGCTGTCCGAGCGACGCGAATAGACCACGTTCCGCCCACGCTCCAGCACCGTCTTGGTGCGATAGGAACCGGCCCGAGCCAAGACGATGTCCCCGCCCACGGAGTACACGTACAGGCCACGTTTCGTTGCCGCTCTTTGGATCGTATCCATCGCCGTCTCGTCGGCTTGGACCGAGAATGACTCGAAGGCCGGCCCTGGATCTTGGACGTACGAGCCAACGCCGTACTCCGCGCAGACGTCCGCAACGATCTTATCGATGGTGACCTTCGACCAGCTCTTGCGAACCGCCGAACAGTCGACAAGGTCTTGGGCCTTCGACCGGCCGCCGGCAACGAGTCGGATGGACTCGGCCTCATCCTCATCCTCGGTGGTATCGACGTAACCTTCGATGATGACCTCTCGGCCGTTCCCGCCGTCGATGGCAAGCTCTGCAAGGTCACCCGGGAAGATGCAGCGCACGGCGGGCTCGTTGGCGTCGGTCAGGTACTCGAGAGACCAGTTGTTGCAGGCCTCTTCCATGGTGAGCTGCACCGAGCCCGAGACGAAGCCATCGTAGACATCTCCATTGATGGAGAGCGAAACAGGGGAGGTCATTCGCTACCCCCGTCGATCACTTCCAGCGTGCCCGACACGAACAGAGGGTGTGGAATGCGGTTCCTGGCTACGATCTCGCTCTCGCGACGGGCATCGCCATAGAGCCCATGCGCGATGAGCAAGGCGGGGATCTCCGTCCGAACTTTGTGCTCGACGGTCTTGGGCAGATCCGTTGCGGTCTGAGTCAGGTGCTGGGTTGCAGCCGCACGAAGGTCGACCAACGCCTGGAACATGGCGTCCGAGGCGGAGTACTCGAGAATGGCGTCGATCTCATCCCTCATGTCGGTCAGCACCGAGAGAGCCAAGGACGACGAATCAAACGGGGACTTCGAGTAGGTCTCGGCCGAGCGTGCGAGCGCTGCCGCCCTGGACGCACGGTAGATGGCCCGCGTGTTCTTCGCTGCCCTGTCACCCAAGGGCGTGGACGCGTCGCCGGGCGAAGACCCACCAAGTCCCGCAAGAAGCCTCGAAGCTCGTTGCGTGACCCGGGTTGATGCTGCGTTGCTGTAGGCCGATCCCACCACACTGGGAAGGCCCGTCGTGCGGTCGATGCCCGCACGTACCGTGTCCGCGGTACCGATGACGGCCATCGTCGTGGCGATCAGCTTGGAGGCCAGGGCCGATGGGGCCGAAAGCAGCGAGTTGATCGAGGTGTTGATCTCTTCGATCTCAGACGTGACGAGGTCGGCTGCGTTGAGCGCACCGTAGACGTTTCTCTGGGCAGTGCGCAGCGTATCGGTGACTTGGGCGATTGCTCTCGCCGGTGCCGTGAGGTACTTCGAGGGCATCGACGTGGTGTCGAAGGTCTCGACGAATTCCGCCTCAGCTACGGTCGCCAGATTGGTTGACGCATTCCGGAGCGAGCCCGCCGTGTCGGTCTGGGTCCTGAGAGACCCGGCATTGCGGTCTTCGATTACGACGCTGAAACGTAGCGAGCAGTAGCCGCCCTCGTCCTTGTTTTCGTCCGTGACGATGTCCGACACAACGCGGGCCCACAGTTCACCGCGCGTTGGTAGAACCAGGGCGCCGGGGCCTCCTTCAAGAAGGATGTCTTCCAGCTCGTTCCTGGCGATGTCGAAGTCAGCGCCGAACAAGAACGCGGTGACCGAGAACGCGTCTTCATTGCGTCCAAGGTCTTGCTGCTTGGATCCATCCTGGCCAGCCAAGCGGCGCACGGGCACACGTCGGCCCTTCGTGGCTGCGGTGCCGAGGACGTAGAAGGGGACACCCTTGAAGCTGGCGGGTTGTAGGCGGTCGATCCAGGCCATCAGTAGGCTCCTGAACCGGCGGTGTTTCCGCCTGTGCTGCCCGCTGGGCGTCTACGCTGCCTACGTTGTTCCTCAAGAAGCTCCCGAGTAGCGCCTTCATTGCGACGCAGGGCCTGCTCAAGGACGGTCGTCTGTTCTCTCGTGGCCGCCGCAGCTCCGTCACCCTTGGGCGTAGGAGCACGGGCCGGGCTTGCCGGTGCCGCCGCAGCGGGCGCGGAGGGCGAGCCAGCGGCCTTGGCCTTCTGCTCTTCGCCAATGTGCTTGTTGATGTCGTCCACCGAGGTGGCACCGGCTGCACGCGCATCGCGCACTACCTTGGGCGCCGCTTCCTTGGGCCCAGTGCCAACTTTCAGAACCTTGCCAGTCTTGCCGTCTATCTCGGTCCCGTCCGCGTAGACCTGCACCCCACTTGGATCGAGGCCCTGCTTGTCGGCCTTTTCGTGGGTGATGTCCACGCCGGTGATCCAGGCGATCATTTCTGCGATCTTGTCGTCCAACCCGAACAGGTTGGAGATGAGGCGCCCGATGCCATATCCCGCGGCTGCCGCAGCACCAACGAGGCCGATCTTGCCGAGCAATGAACCGCTGAGCGCAGTGAATGCAGGTGACGCCGCGATGGCGGCCAGCTTCGCGCTCACGATGGACGGAGTCAGAAACAGAATGGCCGCTCGGGTCCCGAGAATCGCGCTCTTCGCGAGTCCGAAGGCCGAAGTTGCCGTGGAGAGCGTGATCAGAGTGGCGTGCAAGGCCGTCCCCGCACCCGCGGTGAGGATGGCCATGCGACCCAGCTGCCCAGCCAACGCGGGGTTCCTGCTGACCCACTCGGCTGCGGGACCCAAGACGTCTTGGATCGACTCACTCAGCTGGACGATGGTGGGCGCGAGCTTGGCGCCCATCTCGAGAAGGAACCCTGACCAAGCGGACGATAGGCGCTCGATGGAGCCCGCCGTGTCGTTGTCCATCCGCTCGGCCATCTTGCCCGCAGCGCCGTCGACCTTCTTGTACGCAGCTTCCAGACCGCGGAAGCCCTTCTCGTCAGTGTTGAGCGCGGCATCGACAAGCACACTCGCCTGGGCTGCAGCCTCATCCCCGAAGATATGCTTTAGCTTCTCAACGCGTTGGACCGCGGTGAGGCCCAACTTGTCGAAGGACTTGCCGATCGTGGCCAAGACGCCGGGAAGGTCACCCTTGCCCAGCTGGGCCTGCATGTCTTTGAGCTGCTTGCCGCCGATGTGCAGGGAGGTGAAGGCCTTCTTCGCATCGTTGGCGGGAGCCGAGAGACGCAGAAGCACTGTCTTCAAGGCTGTGCCGCCAATGGCCGCATCGATCTGGGCTTCGGCGAAGAGGGAGCCAGCAGCCGACACGGTCTCGAGGCTGATCCCCAGCTGCTTGGCGATGGGGCCTGCCTTGGCAGTGACCTCTGCCAAGAACTCCACATCAGCGGCTGAGACCGCTGCGGCCGAGGCCAGAACGTCTGCGACGTTGGCGGCCTGGGTCGCGTCCTTGCCGAACGCTTTGAGGGTGCCGGACAAGATCTCGGATGAACGAGCCAGGTCCAGGTCGGCTGCGGTAGCGAGCTGCAACGAGACCGGGGTGAGCTTCATGATCTCGTTGACCGAGAAGCCTGCACTGACCAGGTTCTCTTGGGCCTCTGCCGCCTGGGTTGCCGAGTAACGAGTAGCGGCGCCGAGATCCAGAGCCTGCTTCTTCATGCGCTCAAAGCCTGCACCCGTGAGATCACCGACCGCGGCGACCTTCGACATCTGGTGTTCAAACTCGATGAACTCGTTCGCAGGTGCGGTGACCGCGTTGCGTGCAGCACGTGCGAACTTGCCTGCTGCTTCTGACGCGTGAGACAGCTTGGCGGCGAAGTCGAAGCTATCGCCGATCTTCTTTGCCTTGTCCTCTACGCCCCTGAGTTCGAGGCCGAGCTTCTTGAGCGGACCTGTGAAGGCGTCTAGGACCTGAATACGTACTGCTGTCGCTAGATCCGTCACTGCCTGCCTCGTTCAGCTTCACCCAGACATTCGAGCCACCACCTCAGCTCCTCTATCGGCGTGTCGAGCAGCTCTTCTCTTGACCAATGAAAACGCGTTCCGACTATGGCGAGGGCGGTTCGCCAGTCGGCTGGGATTTTCCCAGCGATTCAAGCAGTGCCTTGGCGACGTCCAGAGCGTCCGCAGGCGACATCTCTTCGACGCTGCCTTTGGGCTCCACGACATGCATCGCCCATCCGACCACGACGCCCAACGAGGCCTCGCCATCGAGCACGGGCATCGTCACCAAGTGCTTCCCCTTGATGCGGGGAATGGTGACGCGTGAAAGCTCCTGGCCGTTCAGCTTGATCGGCTCGGAGAGTTCGACGATGGCCGAGCCATCGCTATTGCGAAGTACGGTGGCCATGGCTCAGCTCACTTGAGGGGGTCGCCCATGAAGGTGACCTCTACCTCTCCGTCGCTGAGTTCTCCCAGCTCCGAACAGACCGCGTTCGACATCGTGTAGACGACGCCGGTATCGCAGTTGAATGTGACGATGCCTTCCTTGAAGTCCCGCACCCCGATCAAGTCGGTGTCGGCCATGTGGATCATGGTCGCCTTGATGACGCCGGGGACGCTCTTCTCCTTGTAGTAGAAGGTCTGCTGGTCCGTCATATCTCCGGGACGCTGGATGCCGCCCATTTGGGCCGACGCACCGGGCTTGCTGAAGAAGGACGAGCCATTCGCCTTCACGGTTACCCTGCCTGTTGCTTGCGACATACGAAACTCCTAGGCCAAGCTCAGATCAGAGCTGGAAATCGTTCTTGATGGCGATGATCTGCAGGCCGCTGACCAGTCGCGTGGAGAGGTTGGTGTCCAGGCGCGTGGGATCCGCGCCGTTGATTTGGACTATTAGGCTCTCGACGAAGCCCTTGGTGTCCTTGGCTCGCCCACGGCGGACCAGCGACTCGTACCAGGACTGCAGCTCGCCCTTGAAAGCCTTGGGCGTCAGCACCGGGACGCCTGGGTCCGAGTCCGTGCCGTCGGGCGCTACAAGGTCGCGCTCATGCTTGGCACCGATGGAGAGCAGCTCCAGGTAGATGCCGTGCAGATTGCGGATAGTTCCTACGTCCAGGTAGGTGGCGTCGGCCAAGCTCTGTGCGTTGACCTGGTACGTCGTGATCAGGCGGTCGATGGCGACCATGCCCGACTGATCAACAGTGAAGCTGCTGATGCCGTCGAAGTAGAGGAGATTGCGCTCATCAACATCGAAGCGATCAATCTTCTTGGGCGCCTCGCAGTCGGGTAGCGTGAGACCCTTGCGCGGACGGTTGGGGTTCAACGTCTCGCACACCTGGGCGTCACGAGCTGCAACCTGGGCAGCCCAGATCCAAGGCGGGGTAGGCGAGGTGCTGGTTCCCATGACCTGAGAGAACTGGCTGTTACGCGCGTTCCCGTACGTGGTGAGCGTGCCGTGGCTGCCAGCAGTCGCGGCGATCACCATGCCGGGCTGCTTCACGGTTGGGTTGTCCCTGCGATCCATCTCGGCCTCGAACGCCGCGATGGACGTGGCGTCCGTGAACCCGCTGATCAGTGTGTCGTATCGTTCGTCGGCCATGTTCGCGATGACCGCGCTGGAAACTGTTGGGTTCGTGGTGCCGCCCGTGGGCTGCACTGGCGTGCAAGCCAGTCCCGCGGGAATGGACTCGACCTCGATCGTGACCTGGTTGAACTCGACCCCCTTGTGCACGCACGTGAGCGTCACGGTGCCGGTGCCATTCGAGGCCAGGAACAGGGTGCGAGGCACCAAGTCGATCGCGGCATCGAGCGCGACACCGGCCTGAGTGGCCGTTGTGCCGCTTGCCAAGGTCACGCTCACACGGATGTCACCGATACGCACCTTCAGAGTGCCCTTCGCTGAGCTGGTCCCGGTGAACGGGAACGTGCCCACGGCTGCGGCTCCGCCACCGGCCTCCGCCACGCCCATGGCGAAGCAACGGCTGCCCTTGTTGAGCCGCTTGAAGGCACGGCAGATCACTGCCGCTTGGGACTCGACACCGAAGAGGGCGTCCCCGTCCGTCTCACCCACGATGGGGTAAGTGGTACCGGCCGTGCCGGTCACGCCGGTGGTCTTCTGGATGCCGACGATCAGCACGGTGTGGGGCTCGGGTTGCTGAGCACCGAGAGCCTTGGAACCGTCCTGCTCGTAGTAGGTACCGGGAGCGCGCTGGCTCGAAGAGATTTCGTTGAAGCTAATGGCCATGATCAGACCTCATCCTTCTTTGACTTTTTGGGGGCGGGCGACGCAGCGGGACGTGGATCCACTAGAAGGAGGTCCTTGCGTGCCAGGCGGCGTGCCGTGAGACGTGTGACGGGCACATCCAGGCCGTCCTCTGGGATCGGCTGCGCGGTGTGCTCGTCACGAATGACGAGACCGAGTGCCGGGTAGACGTAGATTCGGTCGCTCATGGGGTCTCCGGAAATGCAAGAGTGGCTTCGAGGTCGGGCGTATCCACGCCGCCAACCTCGTGCTCGAAGGTCATGGTGCGCAGCTTGTGCAATGCAGCTGCCTCATCCTCGACGGTGAGCTGGACCTGCTGGGTCCACATGACGGACCAAGCCGAGAGGCCCTTGCGAGACAGATCGTGGCTGTGCTCGTTGGTGGCCCTCACCTTTGATGGGACCTTGAAGCACGTGCCCCAACGCTCAGAGCCCGCGATCGACGCGACCAGTCCGGCCATGTCCATCGCTGCATCAGCGCGAGTGAGTGTCCCCTGGCCACCACGAGCGAGACACACCGCCACGAAGATGGCGTCGGTCAGAGCTGGGTTGTAGGCAGGTGACAGTGGGAGCTGGTCGCAGAACACCAGCACGCAGGGCGCGGGGAACGTGATGTTCTCCTTGGTGTCGACGTTGAATGGGCCGTCGTGCTTGATCACGGCGACGTTGCCGGGCGCGAGACGCGCACCCAGGGTCGTGACGATCGAGTCGAGAACTTGGCTGGGGGTGCTCATCCGAGAAGCCCTCCAAGGAACGTGCGCACGATGTCGCGGATCTCGTCGCGGTCGTGGGAGTCGGCAAAGCCGCCGTCAGTGTCGAGGTACGGACGAGCGGGAATCTTGCGGCCTTCATCCCCGTAGAGATGGGTCGCCGCGTAGACCATGTTCGAGCCGACCTCGACCGCCTTGGCCGAGACATCGACCTGGTGATCCATCGAGTCGGCCAGGTGGCCTTCGCTGCGCAACAACGAGTGCTGGCTCTTGCGGGTCTTGGCATACGAACGAGACCACACGGCCCAACGCTTGCCGTCAGGTGCGGTCTTGGTCTCGAGGATCCGCCTGCGCGCACTGTCCTCCTGCTGCTGGCCAATGGCGTCCAGCAAGTCGTGCAGATCTGCGTCGGCTGCATCGGCAACCTTGAGCCGAAGGGCTTCAAGTTCCCGAACGCCGATGACGATGGCCTTGGTTGTCGCCTGGATGGCCATCAGAAGACCCTCCGTCCTGTGTCACGAGTCCAGAGCCTGGGCTGGACCATGAACTCGGGTGCGGTGACCGAAAGCTCTGGGCTCTCTGGTAAGCCCAAGGAAGCCTTGCCCATGGACACGTCTCGGAGCCATTGGATGGCTTCGTCGTACGCCCGGCGGCTGTCTTCCGTGGAGAGGTCGCGGCCAGAACGCATGCGGTGAATCGAGATGTCCACCACTGCGCGACGCAGGACGTCGGGCACCGTGGTGATCGGCAGGTAGGCCGTGAGATACGTGTCGGCCAACGCAGACGCTTCACCGAGCGCACGAACGACCACCACAGGGTCGATCGTCGTCGCCGGTACCGTGTAGTCGGAGATCTGGGCCAGCTTGTCGGCTCCGATCGCCTTCTCCACGTCGTCTTGAGTTGCGTAAGCCAAGAGAAGTTACTCCGAAACGGAAATCGATAGGTCGGGATGAGAGACGATGAAGCGCACTGCGCTATCGCCCAGGCTCAAGAGGCCCTTGGTGTCGTATCGGCGGGCCTCAGCTCCAAAGACGATCCCGCCGGCAGGCACGCCCACCGAGCGGGGATCCGTCGTCTTGATGACGACGCACTCCAACTGAACCACCTCCTCAAAGGTAAGTCGGTCAGAAGGAGACTCAGAAATCGCAGGCGCTTCGGCCGTCGACGTCTGGTTCTTGGCTTTGGCCTTGGATGACATCAGGTGTTGGACAGGCGGTTGTTGACGTAGACCTTGAAGCCGCCGCCAGCGAACACGTTGGTTGCGCCGTTGGCTCCGAACGCCGCGGTGAAGAGCTTCTTCACGGCGACTTCGTGGGCTGCGGGCACCATGATCGAGTCGGGAACAAGTCCCAGGTTCTCGCCCGAGTTGTCCTTGCGCGATCGAACCGCGAGGATTGCCGCTGCAAGGCCGGTCTCATCGAGAGCCGCGTTGCTGCGGAAGGCACCCTGCCACAGGCCCACGGCTGCGACGCCGCGTGAGTCAGCGCCCCAAAGGTACTCGGCCTTGTTGAAGACGTTGGGATCGTCGGCGTTGGTCAACGAGGTGATGACTGGCGCCTTGCGCAGGCCCCAGATGATCGGCTGCATGGCTGCGGTAGAGTCCCAGATGTACCAAGGGGCCGCAGAGCCACCTGTGTACACGTTCGATGCAGTGCCCGAACCTTCTGCGTGGTCTGCGGCGAAGAGAACCTTGCCGTCATACCCAAGAGCCGTGTTGGCCTCGAGGCAGGCGAAGACCTGTTGGTCAGGCCAACGCGCGGCCATGACGCCAAGGCCACGAGCGCCTGCGGCGTATACGCCGAAGTTGTCATCGTCGAACTCGTCCGCGGGCACCGAGATGGTGTCCTCGAACTTCTCGGCCGTGATGGAGAACCCATCCTTGCCGAGCTGGGTTACGACACGCTCGCCAACCCACTTCCGGAACCTCGGAATCATGAGAGCGAACGGGATGTCCATCTTCTTCGTGGTCATGGTGACCGTGGTCGAGATGAACGGATACTGGTTGGCTGCAGAGCCAGTCGTCAGGGCTTCCAGGAAGGCCGCTGTGTACTGGAGATCGGCGGAATCTAGCTTGTGCTTTACAACAGACATGGTCAGTCGTCCTTATTAGCGGGAGAACGCCACGAGGACGCCCAGGGTTGAGTCCACGTTGCGGCATTTGCCGGCGATGATTCGCGCGTTGGAGTTGCTGGTCTTCGCTACCTGTTCGTCATCAACGACGTAGATGTCGTCGCCGATCTCGGTAAGCGCGATCAAGTCGCCGCTGGCGCTGTTCTTGTACCAAGCGGGCGTGTCATCGACCTTCACGGTCACTGCACCCGCTACGGCGCCGTTCACGACCTGAGTAAGGGCGTGGCCAACGGCCTTATCCGTGGTGGATGCACGACCAGGACGGGCGTACCCGCTGGTGTCGACCACGACGAGGGCGCCGGCATAGATGGTGACGTTCGCCGCCACCGGGAAGTCCCGGAAGCCGCGAGGGGACTTCGCTGTGAAACGATCTGCTGACAGAGCCATGATTACTGATCCTCCGAGTGGGGAGCGCGGCTCTTGATGAGCTGTTGCGCGGCCAAAATTGATTCCTTGGAGAAGCCCTTGCTGAGGGCCTCCTTGACGACGGGGTTCGAGTCATCGAACTCGTCAGCCTGAGCGGGCTTCGATGCAGGTGCCTTGTCGCCGATCGTGGGAAGGGCAGGCAGCACCGTGTTCGTGAACATCTCGAAGTTCGCTCGGCCTGCCGAACAGAACTCGCGCCAGCTCTTCGCAGCGGCAGGAGTCACCTTGCCGACGGTTGCTGCCTTCTCGAGTACAGACTCAATCTCGCTCTTGAAGGACGCGGTCTCGAGTTCGACCACCTTGGTCTCGGCGGCTTGCGCTCGCTCTGTGGTGGCAGCCAGCTCGGTCGTGAGCTTGGTGCAGGCTTCACGTAGCGAAGCGGTCGCTGTGGCCGCCTCAAGGATGGTGGTCTCTTCAGATTCCTGGGGAACGCCCAAGGCACTGCAGAGAGCCAGAACGGTCTCTAATTTCATTGCCGATACTCCGTCGGGTTCATGGGCCATGGGCCCGAAGCGAGCGGAGAGACGCTCGCGAAAGGTGTCGAGCCCGTGCATCCGAAGAGCGGGCGTGTTGGTCAGGGCGACGCTGACGACTTGCTGCACGGTGCGCGTTTCGGCATCGAGCAGAAGCACTGGGGAGAGGTACCGGTACGAACGCGCAGAGACGTCGCCTTGGCCTTCTGCGGTCCAAGAGACGCGGCCCCACATCCCAGGCCGGGGGAATGCGCTTCCCTCAGCCTGGGATGTTGGATCCTCTACCCACCTTAGTTCCTCTACCCAGCCAGCAGCACGAGTGCTGCCGTCAATGCGTTCCGACTGATGCTCCCAGTCAACCAACATCGGGAGTTCCGAAGCGGCCAAGACCTTCAAGCTGTCGTTGAGCTGAAACGCGCGACCATCCCGTGCCTGCACAAGAGGTCCGCGTGGCGTGATGTGGATCCAGTCCGGAGCTGCAGCACCCTCGCTGGTCTCGACCTCGCAACACAGACGCACAAGAGAACGACCATCGGCAAGCGTGCCGAGGTGATCAATGCGATGAGTGTCAGGGGCCGATTCCACCACGAAGGGTAAGTGCCCAAGTTTCTGGGGCCCGACCGAGTCCGCGTGATCAGACGCCTTGCAGAGCCCGCTTGCGGGCCTCGCCTGGCGGCCTTGCAAAGCTCGGGTGGATGCCCTCAGGGCCGAACGTGACCACGCCGGTGCGTGTATTGAGGTACGGGACGATGGGCAGGTCGGGCGCCTTGGTCACCACGGGGACGCGCTTCTCGATCACGTGGCCGGTAGGCACGCCCTCGTCGTCAAGAACAGGTTCAGGGTTCGGGGCGAGCACCCCATCACGTTCAAGTCGGTCAGCTTCTCGCTGCGACACGGAGCGAACCGAACATTTGCAGCCGTAACCATTGGGTGGAAATGCGACTTTCCAGAATGCATCGTCGGCCGGCAACAGAAGGCCATGCCAGGCAAGGTGCTGCTCACGGTGCTTCGCGCTCGGCCCCACTTGGTACAGCAGGTAGGGGCGGGTCTTCTTGGTCCGCTGGATTCGGTCGTACTGGCCAACCGCACGGGCGGTGCGCATGTTCGTGTTGAAGATGGTGCGCAAGCGGGCAGGGGGATTGATGGTGACGGTTCCGCCCAACTTGGGATCTTCGACCTCCTGGGGCTCCCACCATCCCAGGGCTTTCAACCTGGGCTCGATGCTCTTGGTGAACGCCTTGAAGGGCATGCCCTGCTCAATGGCCTTGGCCAGCTCGTCGTGCAGTGCATCGAGCACGTCACGGCGCATGACCTTGGCTGCCGTGAAAGCGAAGTCGTGTTCCTGATTCCAGACGTCCCGGTGATCGAAGCCGATCTTCAAGTCCTTGCGACGGAAGTACTGCAGCACCTCCGCCGGGACCGGCCCGGGTTGGACGTCGTCGTCGGCGTACAGCTCGTAGACGTGCTCAGCCATCACAGCTCTGTCTTGTCGGTAGCGTCGCCCACTCCACGCATGGTGAAGTTCTTGCGGGACAGGGCGACCACGAGGGCGCCGATGTCGAGCACCTGGCCCTGGTCGCTGGCAAGCTCATCCAGGAGCGCTCTGGCCTCCTCGAAGGTCGCAGCGTCTTGGATGCGGCGTAGAAGCTCGCCCACGTTGCCCTCAACCAGTGGCCGCCAGTCATCAAGGGCTTCGTCGGTCAGCTCATCGACCACGTCCTTGGTGCCTTGGGTCTCTGTGGCAAAACGAGCCCTGGAATTGGCCTCTTTGGTTGGGTCTTCCTCGTCGGGCTTCTCTTGCTTGTTGTCCACCGGAGGCCCGTCCGTGGGCGCCTCCGGCTCGGGAGCGGGCGTTGCCTTGGCGATGGCCACTGCCGCGGGGACCAAGAGGTCGGCGCCGTCCTCGGGCTCAGGGAGGCCAAGACGATCCCGGATGGTGGATTCCTCAACGCGGCCACCGAGGGCGACGAAGGAGGTGACCACGTCCATGAGGGACTTGGTGTCCTCTGGTTCCTCGGTGTCGATGCGCACCTTGGGATACGCCTTCTGGGGGCCGTAGTTGAGATCCACGTAGGCGCGAACAAGATCACGCGTGATTGTCGCGGAAACTGATCGGGCGTCAGCGTCCTTGATGTCGAATCGGACACGCTCATGGGTGACCGACTGGCTCAGTGAGGCGCCATCGTCGCTGGTCATCGTCTGCCCCAGCACTACCTTGCTGGTCTGGGCATCCCAGTACCTGGCCGTCGACTCGAAGATCACGCCGCCAGAACCGAAGCTCTTGCTTTCCAGGATCTCCACTTCCATTTCGGAAGGGATCACTGCAGCCGAGTCGGTGCCCAGCTGCTTCACCGCGGCAAGAAGGGCCTTCTTGTGTTCGGCGGCCGAGGTCGGGTACTTGCCCAACTTGATTGGACCGAAGCTGTCCATGTACGCCAGCCAGTCGACGATCGTGAAGCGTTTTGCAGCGAAACACACCGCTGCGGTACGGGCCAGCCCGGTCCGGATGGGCACGCCTGACCTCAGCTTGGGCTTGTGCACCAACCATTTGAATGGCTGCAGCTCGATGCCTTCTTCGGGGTTCTGCTGCGAGCGCAGGCGCGGGGTGGACATCGTGTCTCGGTCGAACACGAAGTGGCGTTGCGGCCTGAACTCGTACGCCTTGGGCTCCCACTGGTTCAACGAGCGGTCCCAGATGATCTCGATGCAGGCGAAGCCTTTGGCCACGGCGTCCATGAGGTCGATCACCAGGCCCTCGAACTCCGCGCGGCCTACCAGCTGCTCAACGTCCTCAGCGATGGCGATGTCGTGGGCACTGTCACTCGCAGCTTCGACCGTGACCGGTGCACCGGCCACGCCAAGCTTTCGGGTGGACAACACAGAGGCGTAGTGGGGCTCGCGCTCCTCCATTTCCTCGGCCATCACCAGGTAGGCTTCGATGTTCCCGGCGTCGGCCTGCTTCATGATGCGACCCAGCGTCGCGGGGGTCAGGCCATCAGCCACGCTGTGGCGGGTAGGCGATAGGATCGAGCCCACCGCAGGGCGAGCCTGCTCCGTGGTGAGCGTGGAAGTACGGATAGGGCGGCCGTCAGGGCCGAGAATAGAAGCCATCAGAAGTATCCTCGTGCCGCACCCGAAGGCGCGAAGTCGTCATCGTCGTCGTTGCCCCAGGTCGGACCACGCCCACGGTCACCGTGGCGGTCGTCGGAGAGCCCGTCGTACCCGAAGGCGAAGCGCACCCCGGTGAGGACCTGGAACAGGCGCGACAGCGCATCTACGTGGTCGTCGTGCTGGCCATCGGGGAAGGCCTCCAGCTCGGCCAGGAACTCTTCGTTCCAGGGCGCTCGCACGATCAGAATGCGCCCGTTTTCCGCGGCACTTGAGATGGGCTCGGCGTAGGAGATCTTGTCCTTCGCAGCACGCTCAACGGCCACAGCGAAGCCGAGCAAGTGACCCACGAGGTCCTCTGCTTGGGCCTTGCCAGCTTGGCCAGGGTCCTGCCAGAGCCCGATCTGGCAGGCGGCTCCATCGTGCTCAGCGGTGTTGCGCAGGAGCGCACGCACGCGACCAGGTGAGCCACGCAGGCTGGCCACGTTGGTGATCAGGATGCGGTTGTCCTCAAGAAGTCCGCCTTTGACGCCGCGGGTCCAGTCAGGGTCGTTCTTCTTCTTGCGGTCGACTTCGGTACCAGCCAGGTCCCAGGCCCTTGCGATGGACACGATGCGCGCAGGCGCAGCGTCAACCACGGTGAACCAGTGGCGCTGGAAGAGAGCATCGCCGCCCTTGGACGGGATGCAGAACAGCTCTTCGTTGGCGCCGCGACCGTACTGGCGAACGAGGTCGGCACGCCACTTCTCCTGGGCCTCTGGGCTCCACGTCGTGCCCGAGACGAGACAGATGCGGCGGTAGAGGCCCTGGTCCAGGGCGTCGTCCAGTGTGACACGGTGGAGGGAGTAGGGGAGCTTGCCCGCACGTGCATCGGCCACCAGCTCAGCGAACGGGTTGCCAGCGCCATCGTGGGTGGAGATCACCTCGATCTTGCCGCCCCACATGAGCAGGGCAAGAGCGGCCTTCATCAACTCGGGCAGGTCGTCGTGGAACGCGGCTTCGTCGATGATGACGCAGCCCTGTTTGCCTCGAAGGTTTCGGGGTCGGCTCGTGAGGGCCGTGATGCGCCTGTTGTTGGCGAAGTTGACCCGGTACGCCTGGATGCCGCGCGAGTCACCGGTCTCTGGATCGAAGTCCTGAACGATGATGGTCTCGCTGGTGACCGACACCTGGTACGAGGCAACC